TCGGGATCGACCGGTTCGACGATGCCAAGTTCGAAGCGCTCGAAGAAGAGCTTCGAGTCGCAGCCGAGGACGAAGCGCGGCCCGCCGAACAGCGCGGTCTTTCGCCCACGGCCGCTCCGGTACGCCGCTCCGACTGGCTCGGGCGGCGCGACAAATGGTTCTGAACACTTGCGGGATTTCCGATGCCCTGGACGCAGACCGAACTCGATGCGCTGAAGCGCGCCTTCGCGGGCGGAACCCTGCGCGTCACCTATGACGGCAAAACCGTCGAGTATGGCTCGGCGGATGATCTCCTGAAGCGCATCCGCACCATCGAGACCGAGATCGCCAGCACCTCCGGCAATCCGCGCCCCATCGCGGGATTCGCAAGCTTCGGCCGCGGTGACGGTCGATGAGCGGCATGTCCTTGTCCGAAAACCGGTCGCCACTTTTCGGGGACATGCCGTGATGGCCGCGAACTGGATCGATCGCGCACTCGCCAGCGTCGCACCGGGCGCCGCCCGCAAGCGCCTTATGGAACGCCAGGCGTTCGAGAAGCTGGCGCGCGCTTATGATGGCGCGGCGGTCGGCCGGCGCACCGATGGCTGGTTTACCTTCAAAATGGTGAACGGACCGTTGACGCCCGCCCCTAACGCGTGCTATGGGTCCCATGGGTGGCTGACTGTATTACAGAAGTGCTATGAGAATAAGGGTCGTCTAATGAAGTATATTTCGCCATCAATGCTCGCTGAGGAAATGACAGTGGTGCGCTTGTCTCCTTATGATTATGATTGGAATATCCAACGCCGCTATGTAACTGGTGACTATGGTAAGCCCGATTGGCTTGTTATGTCTGGGTCAACAGCGACTGAAACAATTACCGGCAATTTGCTTGACACCGATTCTGATGACGACAGGAGCTATGACTGAGTGTGTCATGAAGGTAACGACGAAGTCTTAAAGTGACCAACTCCGAGACGCGCACACTCGTGGTTACGTCTAGCTATGACGCGACAACCGATGTGTTACTTAGACATCCTACGATACCAATAGATCGAATATTCCGCTTTAATTACGACCTTATTGATCAATATACCATTACCGTTACACCCCTCTCGTTTGAGATTAGAGACCCTTTAGGTCGCGTCGCTAGTCTTTCATCAGTCTATAAATGCTATCTTCGAAAATTCGAACGGAAGGCGACGGATGACCCTCAGGAACAGTATGCCGACGCAGAGTTGTGGTATCTGCTGCGCGCAATAATACACCAGCTTTGGAGTTTGGGCCGTGTAGTCCTTGTCGAGCCAGGTGTGGAAACATCAAGGCTGGACAAGTTAACGCAGCTTAGGATCGCTGAACGGTACTTTAAGGTGCCGGATTGGGAGTTTATATTCCGAAACCGATCGTCTTTCTCCTCCAACGCCGTGGTGAAATCTCTCGCTCGTGGTAAACTTGGCGAAAAGGTTCTTAATGCTAACCGCGTACAACCGACCGAGCTTGATATCCGTTGGCCTTGGTTCCAGCAAGATGTTGTACATGCGGATTACGATGTAACGGTAGTGTTCGTTCGGGGGAAGCAATTCGCGTTTAAGCTCAATCGCCGAGAGATTGTTGAGAATGGTCGTATTGATTGGAAGTCAGACCGGGCTGTTAGAGGTTTGCAGACATGGGAACTCTTTGAGTTGTCTGTGGACTTTGCCCTACCAATTTCGTCTATGATGCGCGATATGAAGTTGGACTTCGGAAGGTTGGATTTCCTCCTTCAAGAGGATGGAACACTATTTTTTTTGGAGGTAAACCCCAACGGCCAGTTCGCTTGGCTCGATCTCGAAGATTCACTAGGTGTTATTTCGGCCGTGTGCTCGGAGATAAGCCCTGTTACGCCGATCCACCCCTTACAGTATTCCCCATTTTAGCAGCAGAAACTTGCCTGTGCATGGTGACTGTTGCCGGTGGCTAACTTCTTTGGTGCGGCTCGCATCATCTCGCAGGTTGTTGCTCACATGCCGCCAATGAACGCGCCAATCCCGCGCCGCCCGATCCGGCGCCTGCTGGGCCGAATGCCGATCGGGTTCGCGCGGAAGAGCGCGAGCGTGTGGCGGCGATCTTCGGCCTTGCCGATCGCTTCCGCCTCGAGCGCTCACTTGCCGATGATCTCGTCACGCGCGGCGTCGCCATCGAGGAAGCCCGCCGCGTCATCCTCGACAAGCTCGCCGAGCGTGATGAGCGCGGCGTCGGCCATACCGCCGTCTCCTTCCCGGCAGGCGGGCTCGATGCGACCGTCACCCGCCGCGAAGCCATCACCGAGGCGATTGCCCATCGCCTCGCGCCCTCGGCAAATGCGCTGCCGGATCGCGCCCGGGAATATCGCGGCATGTCGCTGGTCGAGATCGCCCGCGAGACCCTGCAACAGGTTGGCGCACGCACCCGTGGCATGACCGCGAACGAGGTGGTGCAGCTCGCGCTCCGCAATGCCGGCCCGCATGGCACGAGCGACTTCCCGCTGATCCTCGCCAATGTCGCGGGCAAGCGCCTGCGGCAGGCTTACACGACCGCGCCGCGCACCTTCGAACGCTGGACACGCGGCATCACCACGACTGACTTCAAGCCGCTGTTCCCGACCCAGATCGGCAACTTCCCCGGCCTGCTGCCGGTCATGGAAGGCGCCGAGTTCAGCTATGGGACAATCGCGGAAAGCCGGGAAACCTATCGCCTCGCCACCTTCGGCCGCATCGTCGCGCTCACCCGGCAGGCCATCGTCAACGACGATCTGCGCGCCTTCGACCGGGCGCTCGGCACGGCTGGCATGAAGGCCTCCGATCTCGAAAGCGGTCTCGTCTACAACGAGCTTCTCGCAAACCCGCTTCTGGCCGATGGCGTCGCGCTGTTCTCGGCGGCGGCGGGCCGCACCAACCAGGGCACGGCGGCGGCGATCACCGAGACCTCGCTCACGCAGGCGATCGAACTGATGACGTGAGCCACGCGAGATGACGCCTGCCGGCGTCACCGGCGATCAGATCATCAACAACTACCCGCGCTATATTCTGGTGGCGCCGGGCACGCGCGCGATCGAGGCGCGCAAGATCATCGCCCAGACGACGCCTGCCCAGGCGTCTCAGGTCAACCCCTACGCCAACGCCTTCGACGTGATCGAGGAGCCGCGCCTCTTCAACACGGCGGGTGCGCAGCGCTGGTGGCTGGCGGCCGATCCCGCGACCATCGACACGATCGAATACTGCCGCCTCGAAGGCCAGTCCGAGCCCTTCCTCGATCAGCGCGTCGGGTTCGAGGTCGATGGCGTCGAGTTCAAGATCAGGCACGACTTCGCCGCCAAGGCGATCGACTTCCGCGGGCTGTTCTTCAACGCCGGCGTCTGACGGCGACACGGCCCTAACCCGAATTCAAGGAGACCCATCCCATGCGGAACTTCATCCAGGCGGGCAACACCGTGGTGGTGCCCGCGCCCTATGCGCTCACGTCCGGCCAAGGCGCGAAAGTCGGCCAGCTCTTCGGCGTCGCGACCAACGATGCCGCGCTCGCCGCCGATGTCGCGCTCGATCTCACCGGCGTGTTCGAGCTCGCCAAGATCGGCTCGCAGGCCTCGACGGTCGGCGCGCTTGTCTATTGGGACGATACCAACAAGCGCTGCACGACGGTTGCCACCGCCAACCTTCTGATCGGCGTCGCGGCGGCGGCGGTCGCAGGCGGCGCGGGCAACACCACCGGCCGCGTTCGGCTCAATGCCTCCTTCCGGGCGAACGATCCGTGATCAGCGCTTTCGCTTCGGCCATCGATGCGCTCTTCGCCGATCCCAATATCGGCGAAGACGCGCTGTGGAAGGCGGGCGGCGTCGGCGCTGGCGTCGCTGTCCGCATCATCCGCAAGTCGCCCGACCGCATGGCGGAATTCGGGGACAGCCGCGCCGTGTTGCCGACCGTCGGTATCGATATCCAGCGCTCGCAGGCAGCAACCATCACCGAGGGCGACCTGATCCTGATCGGCGCGGAGACTTATCGGATCATCGGCGAACCGATGGGCGATGCGCTCGGGCTTGTATCGGCCTGCGAGGCCGTGAAGGTGTGATCCGTGCGCTTCACCATCCAGCGTCCCGATCTCGGCAAAGCCCTTGCCGATGCCGAGAAGGATGTTGAACGCGCTGTAACGTCGGGAATGCGCGACGCTGCTGATGGCCTGAAGCAGGATCTCCGCGAAGATGTCGTCGCGGCCGGGCTCGGTGAACGGCTGTCGCGGACATGGCGGGGAAAGACCTTCCCCGAGGTGGGCGAGAGTGCCGAGGCCGCAGCCTATGTTTGGTCGCGGGCGCCGAAGATCGTCGATGCCTTTGACCGTGGCGTGGTGATCCGCTCGGCACGCGGCCTGTTCCTGGCGATCCCGACCGCCGCCGCCGGCAAGAGCGGACGGAGTGCCGTTGGCTCGCGCGAAAAGATCACGCCAGAAGGCTGGCGGCGGCGAACCGGCCTGAAGCTTCGGTTCGTCTATCGCCGCGGCCGTCCTTCGCTGCTGGTCGCGGATGATGCCCGGATCAACACGCGCGGGCTTGCCACCCGCAATCGCCGCAAGACGGGTCAGGCCAGTGTCATCGTGTTCATTCTGGTTCCGCAGGTCGCCCTGAAAAAACGCCTCGATGTCGAGAGCGCCGCCAAGCGGCAAGCCGCGCGCGTGCCCTCGCTGATCGCGCGGCACTGGCCGCAATCCTGAAGGCTTGGTCCACCATGGCTTCGAAACGCGAAACCGTCCTTGCGGCGGTGAAGTCGCTTGTCGCCGCTGCCCTGCCGGGCGCGGAAGTGAAGCGCAATCTGGCCAAGGCCGAACGCATTCCGCCCGGCGGGCTGGTCGTGATCCGCGACGGCGATCCGGGCGAACCGGAGGTCAGCCTCTCGCCGCTGACCTACCTCTATTCGCACCGCATCCCGCTTGAGATCGCAGCTTACGAGAGCGCCACCCTCACCCGCGAGCAGGTGCTGGACGCCATGCTCGGGGCGATTGGCGCGGCGGTCATGGCGAACAGGACGCTCGGCGGGCTGTGCGACTGGATCGAAGCCGAAGCGCCGGTGACGGACGATATCGAAGCGCTCGGCGCCTTGCCTGGACGCTTCGCCGATCTTGCGATCCTCGCCGTCTACGCGACGACCGATCCCTTGAACTGATCGACGGCCCTTCGACTGCGCTCGGGCCTCTAGAACTGAACCAACAACGACAGGAGTATTCCCATGGCACGCGCACGCGGCGCCAACGCCGTCATGGCTGCGGTGTTTGAAGCCACCTACGGCGTCACGCCCGGCACGGGCTTTCGCAAGCTGCCCTTCGTCTCGGCCAATCTCGGCGAAGAGCAATCCCTGATCGAAAGCGATCTCCTCGGCTATGGCCGCGATCCGCTGACGCCGGCCTATGACGTGGTGTCGAACGAAAGCGACATCGTCGTTCCGATGGATCACCGCAACATCGGCTTCTGGCTGAAGGCGTTGTTCGGCAACCCTACGACCGCCGCATCGGTGGCGGCCAGGGGCTCGATCCTGTTCTCCGCTCAACCCGTGGCGAACGCGACGATCACGATAGCCGGAACCGCCTTCACCTTCGTTTCTGCCGCACCGACCGGCAACCAGATCCAGATCGGGGCCAATCTCGGCGCCACGCTGACCAATGCCGTGACTACCCTCAACGCCAGCGTCGTGCCGGCAGTCGCTGCGGCGACCTATGCCCAGACCGGCGGTAACACGTTGACGGTCACGCATGACACGCTCGGTCTTGGCGGCAACAGCTTCACGATTGCCGCGTCCACCTCGCCCGCCTCGAATGGCACGGTCTCGGGCGCGACACTCACCGGCGGGGCGAACGGCCACACCTTCGTCTCCGGCACGCAGACCCTGCCGTCGATGTCGATCGAGGTCGGCCTCCCGGACGTGCCCTTCTTCGGCATGAACTATGGCGCGCGGGCGAACAGCCTGTCCGTCCAGGCGCAGCGCTCCGGGCTTCTCTCGGCAACCGTCAACGTGATCGCGCAGGGCGAAGCGACGGCCGTCACCACAGGTGCCGGCACACCGACAGCGCTCGATGTCGAGCGCTTCAGCCAGTTTCAGGGGTCGATCACCCGCAACGGAGCGGTGCTCGGCAACATCGTCTCGGCGGAGCTGATGTATTCGAACAACCTCGAAAAGATCGAGGTCATCCGTTCTGACGGGCGCATCGCCGATACCGATCCGGGCATCGTCAAATGCTCGGGCAATCTCAACGCGCGGTTCCAGGATACAAGCCTGCTTGATCAGGCGACCGCCCGCACGCCGTGCGAGATCGCCCCATTCAGAACGAGTGGCGTCTGGACCATCGACGCCAGCCGGTCTTTGCTCTTCACGACCCATCGCGTGTTCCTGCCGCGCGGCAACCGGCAAATCCAGGGGCCAGGCGGCATTCAGATGCCCTTCGCCTGGCAAGCCGCGCTCGATCCCGTTCTGAACAAGACCTGCACCGTCGTTCTGACCAACGACGTGGCCTCTTACTGACCTTCCCTTCCCCACAATCCGACCAACCCCAAAGGAGCCACCATGCTCAAGCTCGAACCCGTGTCCGCCGAACCCTTCTGGCTCGATGTGCTGCCCGGCGTGCGCATCCAGTTTCGGCCAGTTTCTGTCGCCGCAATGCTGATCGCGCGCGGCGCTGCGGGCGAAGCGCTGAAGGCCGGCGGCGAACAGGCCACGATCGAGGCAGGCGCGGCCTTCACCCGCGCGCTCGCCCATACCGGCATTGTGGCCTGGGAGGGGATCGGCGATGCCAAAGGCAAGCCGGTTGACCCCGACAAGGAGGCCATCGAGCAATTGCTTGAACTCTGGCCCGCCTTCGACGCCATCGACCGTCTCTATGTCGGCCCGGCGCTGACGAGGCTCGACGAAAAAAACGTCTGATCGCCCTCGCCGAATGGCACTTCGACGGCGGCGAGAGCTATTGCGCCGCCTGTCCGTCGCGCTGTGCGGGCTGTCCCTATGTCGAGCACGAGCCCGCAACTGCGGAAGGGGCGCTGGCTTGGGCAGTAATCCGCCGCACGGCCGGGCAGGTTCGCGCGGTGATGGGTGGCGTCTATGCGCTCGATTTCGGGGCGATCCTGATGCTCGCCCACGCCATGGGCGCACTGAACCCGCTTCTCGTCGATGTCCTGCCCGAGATCGAACCCATCGTCGTCAACGCATACGCTAAGAACGCTGATCCATCATGAGCGCCACGAACGTCTCCATCCGCCTCGGCGTCGAGGGGAAGGCGGAGATCAAGCGCGCCTTCGAGGAGGTCGGACAATCCGGGCAAGCGGCGTTCGGCTCGGTCGAAAAGGCGCTTGCCCGCTCCGGCGCCGCAACCGACCGCGAGGTCGCACGGCTGAAGCGCCTGGCCGAAGCTGCGCGCATGGCCGGCGCAGCCGACGCCTCGCAGAAGCGGTTCAACACCGTTCTGAACGTTGACCGCCCTACGCGCAAATCCGCCCGCGACTCGGCGAGCGTCTTCGAGGAAGCGGCGCGTGGGAAGAAGATCGGGGGGGGCGCAGTCGGCCCTTCGCCTGTAGGGGGGCGCCATTGGCCCGGTGGCGGACACGCCCGGCGTGAATGCGGCGGGTTTTAACCTGCTGCCCTGCCTGTCCTGTCCCCGAAGGCACGACCGCGGCCACCTTTGCCAGGAACAGACCGCGCCGTGTCTGCTTCTTCTTCATCGCACCGCGCAAGCTGGGAATGGCGGGCTGTTTCGGCATCGGCAGGGCCCCTTTCAGGGATGCCGAAGTCTGCCGGATCACGCCGGAAACAGCGGGTTCTTCGGACGTTCCAAAAGCAGGGTCATGACCGCCCGGTGATACATGCGTTCGATCCGGGCGTTTCCCTCGTCACGCAGGCAATCAAGCCGGCCTGCCAGAAGCATCTCGGCAAAGCCGTGGGTGACGGTCCAGGCCAGGTAGACTTTTTCGCGAAGGGCCTCGTGATCCATCCCCTTCGGTCCGACGGCAGAGATTGCCTTAGCAAAATGGCCGAATGCCTCTTCGCTGGCCCGGTCGAACTCCGGCGATCCGCAAATCAGGTCGGATCCGAAGATCAAGCGGAACATCGACGGACGGGCCAGCGCGAAGTCGATGTAACCGAGCCCTGACGCGGTGACGCTGTCCACCGGATCAGAAATACCGGCCGAGCGGGCCTGCATTGTGGCAAGCATTTGCTGGAAGGCGCGCGTAGCCAGCGCGACGAGCAGGCCTTGCGTATCACCAAAGTGGTGCGAGGGGGCCGAGTGGCTGACACCCACCCGCGCCGCAACCCGGCGAAGCGAGAACCTTGAGATGCCGCCAGCGGTCAGTTCGGCCTCGGCCGCATCGATCATTGCAGTCCGCAGATCGCCGTGATGATAGGTCTCTCGCCTTGTTCCTTCAGCGACCGACATAGCCGTCTCCGTTCTGGCGCCTCAATCTGGACAGTGCCCAGATCCCAGCTTGACAGAGCATAAGTCGCGGGGCAGCTTGATCTGACCATTGTTCAGATCAAGCGAACCGAAAAGGACCTACGCCCGGCCAAATCCGTAAACCGTATCATCAGTGGCGCAAGTCAAGTACGCCAGCCATCGGGAGTTTCAAGGTGCAACTTCAAGACCCGGCTGAAAAATCAATCCCGGCGACTTCAGCCGTTTCCGCATCACCCACCCCAAACCGTCGGGTGACTTTCACGGCCTATGGTGGGCCGGAAGTCATTTCCCTTGTGACAGAGCCTCTGGGCGAAGCGCCGGGCAAAGGAATGGCGCGCATTCGCGTGGCGGCATCAAGTCTTGTCTTTACGGACATGCTGATCCGCCGGAATCTCTACCCGATGCTGAAGACGCTGCCGGGTGAGACCCTGGGTTACGACATTGTGGGGCATGTGGACGCGCTTGGCCCCGATACAGCCGGTCCGGAGCCGGGTACGCTGGTGGCGGCGCTGACACAAGTCGGTGGCGGGCAGGACTGGGTCAACTTGCCCGCCGACTCGCTTGTGCCATTGCCCGGCCATCTGGACCCGGTGCAAATCGAACCGCTGGTCCTCAGCTACATGACAGCCTACCAATGCCTTGTTCGCGAAGCTCGCGTCGAGAGGGGCGCACATGTCCTCGTGATTGCAGCCACAGGCGCCGTCGGTCTGGCCGCACTCGATCTGGCTCGCGCGCTTGGCCTCCGGGCGACAGGCGTTGCCTCGTCGCGACGGCGTGCCCTGGTTGAAGAAATGGGGGCCGCCTTCATCGCCTATGACGCGCCCGATGCCGGTCGGCAGCTCGACGTAGCAGCAAAGCGATTGGGTGGCTTTGCCGTCATCCTTGATGGCGCCTCGAATGAGCCCTTGCCAACCCATCTTCGACGCCTTGCCAAGGATGGTCATTATGTCGCCTTCGGCTTCACCGCACACCTGCGCGGTCCCGGGATAAATGCCAAAGGGCTGCGACTCCTGCTCGGAAAACTTCGCCTCGGCTTGAGCGTCCTGCGGATAGTCGCGACACGGTGGCGAAACGGGAACGTGCATTTCTATGATATCGCGGCCCGTAGAAAGGCGCACCCCGACTGGTTCCGTGAAGATCTCGCAACGCTTGCTGCTTTGCTGTCCGAAAGGCGCATCGCGCCGCACATCTCGGGCGTGTTTCCACCCGAGCGGGCCTCGGAAGCACATGCCCTCATCGAGGAGGGGTCGGTCGTAGGTCGCCTTGTGCTCGACATGCGCAGCAATACGAAAACCTTGCCGAAGCTTTCGGAGTAACAAGGATACATCGTAACTCACTTTCATCCGTTCTGAGAGCGTGTTTGAGAAGGTCTGATGGGTTCATGGCCATCGCCTGATGAAGGTTGCGGTGGCGGCGATTGTGATGAGGGTTTCGGCGACGGCAGGGTGTGGGCTTTACCGATTTCGACCGCGATCTCGTCTTCGATGCCGTCACCTACAAGGCGGCTTCGGGGTTCACCGCGACCGCCATCGAAGGCCAGCTTGGGTTGGCAGTCTCCAACCTTGATGTGCAGGGCGCGCTGTCCTCCGATGCGCTCACCGAGGACGATCTGCACGGCGGGCGCTACGACGATGCCGCCGTCACGATCTATCTGGTCAATTGGGCAGACGTGGCCCAGCGCGTGATCCTGCGCGCTGGCAATCTCGGACAGGTCGCGCGCGGCAAGCTCGCCTTCTCCGCCGAATTGCGCGGCCTTGCCGCCAAGCTCGATCAGCCGGCAGGTCGCATCTTCCAGCGCTCCTGCGCCTGGGGCTTGGGCGATGACCGCTGCGGGATCGATCTCAACGCGGCCGGGCGCAACGGCACCGGGGCGGTGACGCAGGTTCTGGATAGCTTCGAGTTCCTCGCCTCCGGTCTTTCCGGCGTGGCGTCAGGCGTGCTCACGCGCGGCAAGCTGGTCTGGACTTCCGGCATGAACAGCGGCCTCGCGATCGAAATCAAGGCGCACTCTTCCAGCGCTGGCGTCTCACGGATCGCCATTGCCCTGCCGATGGGCGCACCGGTGGTGGTCGGCGACACGTTCAGCGCCACAGCAGGCTGCGACCGCACCTTCGCCACCTGCCGGGATCGCTTCGCCAACACGGTCAACTTCGGCGGCTTCCCGCACATGCCGGGCACCGACTTCGCGATGTCCTATCCGAACCAGGGCGCCGG